GTGGTGCTTATGGTTACATATGCGGAACTGTTTCAGTATTCGCTTGTGCTAATCGGCATTATAAGCCTTGTTTTGGCAATAAAAAAGAAGTAACCGCCCAGCCTCGAAACTAGCGGTTACTTCAACTGTTCTAAACAGGGGCTAACCGTCTCAACGATAGCACCTTACGCTTTTATTGTAACCGTTTCTTTTCTATTTGTCAATAAGCTACCCCCGCTTTATCCGAGACGGATTGAGACGGGGGGATTTTATATGAAAAATTTTAACTTATTACGACAATTGTTGTTGTAGATATTCATCTCTCCCGTCTGCCTTAATTTCAAGGATTGGCCCTTGATTCCCGACAGACAAAATAAAGTCTACACCATTGATAGTTGTACCTACATTTGTGCCAATATTGTCATTGACCCACTTCATAGCGGAATTACCATCACTCCCGTCATAAGGAAATGAGGCACAAAATCCTAAAAACCCGTTATCATCTCCAAACACGTAATATTTAGCAGAACTAAGTGCATAATTTTTGTCCGTATTTATTGTGTAACTATACTGTTCATTGGTAGCGGAAAATGTATACCCGTCAGAACTATTAGATCTGTCGGCTTCAGGCAAACCCTTATTTTTTAAGCTTACGGTAATATCGTATGCGTTAGAACCTGGAACAACCGGAATGGTTGTTTCGGTTTCTGAAGAGCTTTGGTTTTCGTCTTCATGGTCATCTTTATCTATTTCTTGTGGATCAGTTTGAGAACTGGAATAGGTTGATGATGTATTGACTTTTTCGTTTGACTTATCTCCTCCCGCAGCATATCCGATAATAATTAAAATGACCACAATTATCGCCCAAAACCACCAGTTTTTATAGATTGGTTTTTTCATAAATTAAGCCCTCCTAAATATTGATATGTTTAACGTTTATGACACTTTTTTCAAAATATCCAATGATTGCCGTTGCAAGCCTAAGAATAAATTTTTAAAATTCTCTTGATTTTAATTTTTTGTGTGCTATAATATAGTCAACTAAGAACATATGTTTTATATTTGTGCTAATTAACTAAAATAGAATGTAGGGGAGGAGACTAGCAATGAAGGAACAGAAAGACAAGTGCAAAAACTATAAAACTGAGATTATCACAATTGTAAATTCAATTGAAGATAAAGCAACATTAATAAAAATATTGGATTTTGTTAGAATCCTCTTCCTAAAGTAAAACCTATTTTAAACTATCAATAAATTTTTTTACGGTCTTCCAGTCTTCCTCGCTAAATGCGGCGAAGGCTTGGAAGACTTTTTTTGCAGTTTCATTTTCTCCCTCAAGTAATTTAGCAATTTTTATTGTGAGGTCCTGAGATGCGTCTGGCGCGATCATTTCTCCTTCACCGTTCATTAGCCAACCGTAGTTAACATTATATGTCTTGCAGATTAATCGTAATAACGCACCTGGATCCTTTTTTAAACGTGATAATTCTAAATTATTAATCACATCTCTTGATACGTCCAAACGTTTCCCAAATTCCGTTTGTGACAACCCGAATCTATTTCTTACTTCTCGTATACGCAAACCAATACTTGAATCCAAGATATTCACCTCCATTTAATTATATTATAATCTTTATGACTGCGTTTGTCAACTCAAACATTTTCTTAAAAAGGGTTGACAAACTCTAAAAAGCGCTATATAATGAGTTTAGAAACTCAAGGAGGTGAGCAAAAATGCACGAACTCAACAAACAAAATTCCTTAGCCACCTTAGAAACCATCGAGGAAGTTATAAGCGCATTTAAAAGCATTGATGATCTTCACCGAGCTCTGGCGTTGGGATATATTCAAGGGATTATGGCAGGACATAGCGTGCCTAGTCCGCCGGATAAAAAGCTAAAGAAAAAAGAAGCGGGGTGAAGGATTGAGGACAAGTAAAAGAAAAACTCCTATTGGGCCACAACAGGAGCAAATCGAGCATTTAGAATTCTTAACTTTTCTATTGTGCGTTTTGGTTGGTACTCTCACAGTCACTGTTTTATTATTGTCTGTCAGATTCAATAACTTCGCTAGCTTTACTATTGATTGGTTGAATCGGTGTTTACTGATCTTACAGCAATTGAATAAACTTATAAGCTGAATGTTTTTGGACGTGCAACGGACAAACAAAATTAATCATATACATAGAATCGAGGTGATGAAAATGGTAAACGAAAAAGGAAAGTACATTGGAGAGCCAAAGGTCATTATCCATAGAAGACACGGCACCCCGGAAGAGGTAGCGCGAAATCGTGAAAACTTTAGGAAAGCACTTTGCAAAATGTATTCGGAGGTAAATGGATATCCTACAGAAGTTACGCTCGATTGGACGGAGTTTGATGAACACGCAAAGACCTTAGAATTTGATAATTAGTTCTGCGGCTAACCCCCGCAGGAGGCCAAAAGGAGGACAAGCACATGAACGCAGACAACAGAGAAAGAGTTCGGAAAATAGTGGATCAGGACGGCTGGAACATCATTTGGATAGGTGCAAAAATGCCATGTGAGTTTTTTGATGAGGAGATTGAACTTCTCTATGAGGATATGGACGGCCAGCCTTGTATTTGCTATGCGATTTATACCTATGACAAAAGCGGATTTTACCATAACCCATATTTTCAGAGAAAATCCGACGGCGCAAAAATGGGTCGGTGCATTGCATGGCGTAAATCTCTTAAAGAGGCGTAAAACCATAAAGGAGGACAAGCACATGAGCCCAGAAATGACGGTGGCGTTTATCGTTCTGGCGGTATGGAGCGCCGTATTCACAGCGGCATATATCGGCGAGCGGTACCGAAATCGGAAGCTGAGACAAGCCCTGAAAAACAAGGGAAGATACGCAAGGTATAAAGAAAGCCGCTCTGCCCTGTAATATTCACAAAACGGCCTAAAAAATAATTTGAGGAAATCAGAATGAATATTAGAGTTAAAATTATAACTTTTATAAAAAATCTGTTGCCGCTTATAGCAACTATTATAGGTTGGGAACTTGGTAAATTTATCATTGCAATTCTACGTTGTTATTTTCAGCAATAAATTCCATATCTTCTACTAATAAGTCGTAATCCTTTTTTGACTGTATGGTATAGAATTTAGATTTCAACATTGTATAACTTTTATGTGGTATGTAGGCAGAAACAATTTCTATATTGTTTAAAGTTTTCTTAGTTGTACTTGTTGCTAACATTTCATAATAATAGATGCCGCTTAGTAATATTAAACCGCATAACATTAGAACTATACCTTTAGAAAAAATTTTAAATTTTATATTTTTCCGTTCTGGATTTTCTTCTGGGAGATATTCATACATTTCTTGAATTAAATCGTACTCCTCGAATTTTAAGTCGACTGCTTTAATAATAACAAAAGAGACTATGGAGAAGAAGATCAAAGAGAATAATATAGTACTAGTATTTTCATGTGTCCCTTGAGCAATACCTTTATAAAACATATCACTAAGCGCATTTTCCATTATAAAAATCTTATTCATTAACCAATTAAATATAGGTGAAAAAATAAAATCCCATAAAAATGCACCTATCAGTCCAATTAGTATAGTGCCAATTATAGGGCGCTTGAAAATTGATATTTTCTTTTTCATTGCAATCACCTACTTATTTACGGCCGGCTTATCCGTCCGGCCTACTAAATAGTCGATGGATACGTCGAAGTAGTCAGCAAGGGCAATGAGTTGATCAAATGCTGGGTTTCTCTCGCCGATTTCATAGCTTTGTATTCCTCTTTCGCTTGCTCCAACTTCAACAGCAAGCTGCTTTTGTGTTAGCCCTTTTTTCTTACGAATAATCCTAAGTCTTTTTGCAAAATCGTTCATGTCATATCCTCCTTAAAAAACTGGGGATTGACACGCACAAACAATCGTGTTATTATAAAAGCATAACACGTACAAATATGCGTGTTCAATCTAGAAAGCGAGCGGGTGATGAAAAATATAAAATTGATAGAAAGACGCAACAAAATAGGCCTTACGCAAGTAGAAGTTGCAAAAAAGGCCGGCGTTTCAGAACGCGCCTATCAGAGTTATGAAGCGGGGAAACGTCAGCCAAACGTTCAAACCGCTAAACTGATAGCCAAAGTATTGAAAAGCACAGTGGAAAAGCTTTTCTAAGGAAAGGATAACACAAAGGCAAAAAAAGGACAAGCAGAAAGGAGCAAAAACGTGGATTACGAAAAGGAAATTGCAATATTGCGGCAGGAAATTGAGGAATTGAAAAGCCGAAAGCCAAAAATCATTAACACTACTTTCTATAAAATAGCGGATCAGGAATGCGATGAATTTTTCGAGCGGGTTAAACAGGAAAATCAAAATTATTCAGGCCGGTTACTTTGCAAAAACGCCGCAAAGGACGCTTATTGTGAACGGCACAATTTATTTGGAAAAGATAGAAAAACTCCTTCCAGATACATTACTTCGGAAGAATCCGCAAAAGAATTTGTCGCTTTATTCAAATTGTTTTTAGCTATTTATCAAGGCTACTTAAAGAATGGAGTAAGATATAATGCCAGTTAATAAAAAGAAAAGCCGCCCTCGCGACTGGCATCACGAAGAGCGGCAAGCAAAAATATCCTATCTATATATTAAACCAAAACAGGAGGTTTGTCAAATGGACGATAAAGAGTTAATCGTATATCTTTCAAAAAAGGTTGCTGAACTCGAAAAGAATCTTGACCTTGCGGAAAAAGAAAGCTTGTACTTCTTTAACAAATATAAGGAGTTGGAAAATGAGCAGAAACAATGACAGCTGCCTGTTCCGGGCAGAATGGGAGTATCTAAACCCACCGGATAACGAAGAACCGGAAACGGATAAAAGCCCGGAATACGAGGCCCTGGAGTGGCTGAAGGAGGTATATTATGCCTACCAAGAATATCGTTGAGTTTACCAGATATACCGTACCTATAGAAATTACATTCAAGGACGGTATAGAGTGCTGTGAATGGTGCAATCGCAGCTTTATGAATATGAAACGGCATTTTGAATGTGGTCTTACCCATGAGGAAATGGTCAGTCCTAGAGATTCTATCGGGTGGAAGTGCCCGGTCAGAAAATTGGAGGTAGCAAATGGAATTCAGACTGCTGAAAGCTGATGAAATCGACGTGCGAGTAGCTCAAGTTAAGGAATCCGGCTGTTCCCTGCTTCTATATAAAGACGCCCGTGTCGATATGAATATCTTAGACACTACTCCTGGAATCGGCCCGGAAAACTGGCAGCGCAAGCACTACGAATGCAAAGGAAACTTATTCTGTTCCGTTGGTATCAAGATTGATGGCGAATGGGTGTGGAAGGACGACGCGGGCGCGGAAAGTCAAGCCGAAAAAGAAAAAGGCGAAGCCTCTGACAGCTTTAAGCGAGCTTGCGTAAATTGGGGCATTGGCCGGGAACTTTACACGGCTCCATTTATTTGGATTCCGTCCTCTGAAATTTCCATTGTATCTAAAAATGGTAAGGCTACAACTTACGATAAATTCGAAGTAACAAAAATAGCCTATACAGATGACAGAAAAATTTCGGGGCTTGCTATTTGGAGGCTTGCCAATAAGGATAAAGACCGCAAACGTGTATTTGTCTGGCAGGGAGGCACTAATGAATGACTTAATTAACGCGGTAGGCGAAAAGACCGCTTTACTTGATGCCGCAATCCGTCAGCTTGGAAAACGCGGACAGGCTTATGCCGAGGCCGAAAGCAATTATAGAATGGCGCTGTCTAAGGCAATTCTGGAAGAGCGTGCAAACGGCACTCCAGTAACTATCATTTCCGACATCTGCAAAGGAAAATCTGATATTGCAAAACTGAGATTTCAACGTGATTGCGCCGAGGTGGTATATAAGTCTGCAATGGAGGCAATCAACAGTTATAAACTGCAAATCAGGATAATGGACGCGCAGATAGAAAGAGAGTGGCATAGTGGTTAACGAATACGGAGCAAAGCTTGACCGGAACGGCTATGCGCCAAGCATCATACAGGACGAAGCCGATGAAAGCTGCTTTATCTGCTATGCGAATGGATATTATGACCCTCTCAACCGCCACGAGGCATTTGGCGGCCCATTCCGGGACAAGTCAAAGCGTTTAGGCTTATGGGTTTCCCTCTGTCATTACCGGTGCCACCAGGAGGGAAACGGCAGCGTACATAAAAATCGGGAATCCGACCTGCACATAAAGCGGATCGCCCAAATGAAGGCGATGGAAGCCTATCAATGGGACACAGAGGATTTTATCCGGGAGTTCGGAAGAAATTATTTGGAGGATTAACATGTTAAATACAGCAATTTTAATGGGACGGTTAACCTCAGATCCAGAACTGAGGTACACACCTAACGACACAGCAGTTACCAGCTTCACCCTTGCGGTAGAACGGTCTTATGTAAAATCGGGCACAGACCGCCAAGTGGATTTCATCGACGTAGTGGTATGGCGGCAAACCGCTGAATTTGTCTGCAAGTATTTTCATAAGGGACAATTGGCAGCGGTGCAAGGTTCCATTCAAACACGCAGCTACACGGACAAAGACGGCAATAAGCGGAAAGCTTTTGAGATAGTTGCGGAAAGCGTGCATTTCGCGGAGTCCAAAAAGGATAAGAGCAATGAGCCGATTGTAACTATACCAGGAAATGATGCTTTCGAAGAAATAATTTCGGATGACGACTTACCTTTTAACCAACCAACAGAAAGGCGGTGATAATGTGGAGCTGTTAAATCTAATCCATTATGGAAAAGAAAACGCCATAAGCCGGGAAGATTTGTCCAAGCTTACCGGCTGGGACGATAGAAAGGTAAGGGAGGAAATCAAGCGGCTAATGAGAAACGGCGAACGGATTTTATCTTCCAGCAGTGCCAAGGGCTATTAGAGAAGCGATGATCCAGACGAAATCGAGAGATTCCTTAAAGAGAGCGATAACCGCCGCACAACAGAGGCTTTAAATGTTGAACCTCTTCGTTTTTTCGTAGCCAAGTCAAAAGGTGAAGATTTAATTCCGGTAAGAGCGCATTACCGCAGGATACATAAACGAGCATCAGACCAAACCGATATTCAAGGCGGTGAATAAATGGCGCGTGAGTTTTTTTGCGCTTATCACAGCTATTTGAACGCAATGAGAAAACTCTCTGACGCAGAGTGCGGGAGGCTTTTTAGGGCGCTGTTATCATACAGCGCAGGAGAACAGCTTATCAATCTTCAGGGCAGGGAAGAAATCTTATTTGACGTGTTTGCAGATCAAATTGACCGTGATAACGCAAAGTATGAAGCCAAATGCAGGAAAAACCGTGAAAATGGTGCAATGGCGAACGGTACCGGACGCCGCCGAACGGTACCGAACGCCCCCCAAGAAAAAGACAAAGGAAAAGACAAAGGAGAAGTAAAAAAAGAAAGTAAAAAGAAAAAATCTTTTTCTCCCCCTTCTTTTGAAGAGGTGGAGTCATACTGCAAGGAGCGGAACAGCAGTGTAGACCCCAGACGCTTTTTTGATTATTACGAAGCAGGCGGCTGGAAGGATAATAAGGGGAATTCGGTTAAAAACTGGAAACAAAAGCTTATAGCATGGGAGTCCAGAGATGAAAGGGGAGAAAATCATGCTGGAAAGCCTGCTCAGGAAAGCCCCTCCGGAGGTACGGCGGAAGCTTCAAAACAGAAATACGGAAATTACATTTGAGGATATCCAGGAACGGCGTATTCAGATCATGAACGAAGTTAAAGGAACCCTAACTGGGTATGACTGCCCCATCTGTAAAAACAAAGGCGTGATACATTATCTTAAGGACGGATACGAATTTGCGAAACCCTGTGAGTGTATGAAGCTTCGGGATAGTTTAAGGAGAATCCGGCAAAGCGGCCTGGGTGACCTATTGAACGAATATACCTTCGATAAGTTTCAGACGGAATCCCCCTGGCAGGAGGCTGTCAAAAACAGCGCTTTGAAATTCCTGGAGGATCACGACCGGAAATGGTTTTTTATCGGCGGCCAGGTTGGGGCTGGGAAGACGCATTTGTGTACGGCTATGGTAGGTGAATTCTTAAAGCGTGGAATCAGCGCAAAATATATGCTGTGGCGGGACGAGGCGTTGAAACTGAAAGCCGTCGTCAATGATGACGCGGCATATTCAAACCTGATTAAACCCTTGAAAACCGTTCCTGTGCTTTACATAGACGATTTTTTTCGCACAGGGAACGATGAGACAGGCAGGAAAAAAGCCCCCACACAAGGCGATATCAACGTAGCTTTTGAACTCATTAATTACCGGTATAATAACAACCTGGTGACGATTCTGTCCAGTGAATTGACTGTCGATCAAATTCTATTTTTTGACGAGGCGGTGGGAAGCAGGATTTACCAGAGAACGAAAGAATATCACTGGGATATTGCCAAAGACCCACATAAAAATTACAGGCTGAAATAACAAAGGAGGGAACAGCTTGGTTACGCTCTATATCCCTGGCAAGCCGCAGGGAAAAGCCAGGGCCAGGACATGCAAAACCGGGCACAGCTACACGCCGGAAAACACAGTGCTGTACGAAAATCTGATTAAAACTTCATTTCTGCAACGGTATGGGGCCCTGGGTAAAATCAGAACTCAGGGAAAACAAAAGCCAGCGTTGAAGATGGAGATTTACGCAGGATTTCAGGTTCCCAAATCATTTTCCAACAAAGACAGGATCGCGGCGTTAAGCGGAGACCTTCTCCCTACAAAAAAGCCTGATTCCGATAATATCGCGAAAGTGGTTGCGGACGCTTTAAACGGGATCGCTTATGACGACGACGCGCAGATCGCCGATTTAACGGTTATCAAGCGGTACACGGAGGATCCCTGCGTAAAGGTAACCATCGAGGAGATCAGCCATGACCTTTGATGAGCTTTGTTCTCTCGCCGGAAACGGGAAGCCTCTTCCCCGTTCCGCGCTTCCTTTAGAGCGCGTTACATACCGTGGGCTTGCCTGGCTGTATCATGCTTACCGGCGCGGCGCTTTTTCCAAGGACGAAGCCGCTGAGGAAAAAGAAGCCCTCAGGAGAGAGTACGAGGACGCGCGGAAAAAAGAGAAGGACGACCTGAAGCTTCACCAATACGTCGATCAAATCCGTACAGCGCTGGCAGGCTGGTTTAAGAAGGTGGAGCAGAGCGGCTGTCCTGTGTGCAGGAGGCTCATTGAGATTTTGGACGGTAAAATTTAACCTCGCCGCAAACAGGCGTGAGAAAGGAATTTTAAAAATGTATATTACTTACGAATTACTGAAAGAAAAAGGCGCGTGTTCTAATGGCTTGAATTGGTTTAAACAAAATTTCCCGGAAGGCTGTGAACTTAACGAAGAAACCGTCGCAAGGGTGAAAAAATGCGATACCAGTTTTGTGTGGTGGTTTTATAACAATATCCAACAGGATAAAAGATTATATAAGCTTTGCGGCGTGAACAGGTCTGACGGCGTGAACATATCTAGCGGCGTGAACAGGTCTAGCGGCGTGAACATGTCTGACGGCGTGAATGGGTCTAACGGCGTGAACACGTCTAACGGCGTGAACAGGTCTTTCGGCGTGAACATGTCTGACGGCGTGAATGGGTCTTTCGGCGTGAACAGGTCTAATGGCGTGAACAGGTCTAACGGCGTGAACAGGTCTAACGGCGTGAACAGGTCTAATGGCGTGAACAGGTCTAACGGCGTGAACAGGTCTAACGGCGTGAATGGGTCTTTCGGCGTGAACAGGTCTTTCGGAATATTAAATTCATATGGGGTAGACTGCGCTTTATTTTTGGCAAACAAAAAAAGAGTATATCTGATATTTGGAAAAGAGGTTTCAGAGGGCAGATACCTTGAAGTGAAAAATAATTTATATGAAAAACTGGGAATATGGGAACCGAATTTCAATAATATAAAGACCCTATATCTTAAAAACGGTTCAGATTGGAAGCTTACGCCTATCAAAAACGCAGAAGAAATTGCACGACAAGAGGCGTGGAGGGATATGCCAAGAGAAGCAGTCGAATATGTCGCTTCCCTGCCTGAATTTGACGCGGATATGTTTTTTGAAATCACCTGTATTGACTTGAGGCAGCCCCGCCGCAAACAGGCGGGAAATAAGGAGTGATTTAGTTGCTTGAGATATGTCCGATAAGCTTAAAGGAGGCCAATGCTTTTGTAGAGCAGCATCACCGACACCATAAGCCTGTCACAGGGCACAAATTTTCTATTGGCTGCACCGACGGAGAAAAAATTGTGGGCGTTGCCATTGTAGGAAGGCCCGTCAGCCGTTATCTTGACGACAGCTGGACCTTGGAGGTTAACCGGCTTTGCACAGACGGCACACGCAACGCTTGCAGCATGCTTTATGCGGCGGCCTGGAGAACTGCCAGGGCTATGGGCTACCATAAGCTTGTCACTTACATATTAGAAAGTGAGAACGGGGCTAGCCTGAGGGCTGCCGGCTGGAAATGTGCAGGCAGGGCTGGAGGGCTTCGATGGACCGGAAAGCGCCGTCCAAGCGTGGACTTATGTCCCGCACAGATGAAGCTTAGATTTGAAGTCACAGACGGGAACGGAGGACAAAAGAAATGATCATAAAAACTTATGACCAGCTTTTCGATGCAGAGGATAAGGAGGCAAACCATGACTGATTATATAGAAAGGGATTCAGCATTAAGGATAATAATACAAAAACAGAAAGAATTATGCCCGCTTGGAACATATGGCAAAAAATATGTAGATGGCTATGACCGTGAAAAATTTGACGACTGGCAAGAGATTATCGATGGAATAGAATCGGTTCCCGCCGCCGACGTTGAAGAGGTGAAGCATGGGAAGTGGATTGAATATCCACGTGCACATTATTTCAAGTGTAGTGAATGCAAAGAAACTGTTCCATATAAAAAAGCTGTTTTAATAAGGGGTAAGCGAAAATATAAATACTGCCCCCACTGCGGCGCGAAGATGGGTGCGGAGGGATAGTTATGTGTAATTACTGCCAAACTCCAATTTATATCAAAACAATTCAATATTGTAAATCTTTACTTGCTCCATTGACACCAGAACAAGAACTGAGAGATAAACTATTGGATATGACTGGGGAAGTTTATGTGAATATTCCAAAAAAGTATTGTCCATTTTGCGGTGCAAAGATGGATTTGGAGGACTAAGCTATGACAAGAAAAGAAGCGATTAAAGTTCTTGAAAATGGTGCATGGTGGGATTTGCTTATCCCTATAACAACCATTGAAGGCAGGAAGTCAGATATCGAATTGCATGAAGCTCTTGATATTGCTATTGCCGCTCTATACCCCGTCAGTCGGGAACAGGTTGAGAAAGTGTGGAAAGGCTGTTCTTGGTGCAACAACGAAGGAAAAAAGCCAGAAAATTGGGAGTGCTCTCTTTTAGACGACCGTGGTTTTTCGGTTGTTGTTGGAGACGAAGTAGTTTGGACAAATGCTGAGTTTTGCCCAGTGTGCGGAAAACCGTTAACGGATAATGTTGCGGATACACTTATAAAGAGATTGGAGGCGCTGAAAGATGAAGAGACTGATTGATTTAGATGAACTCTTGCAATATCCACTCAGACGCGGGAGCGAACATTACGATGAGAAAAATGCTGACCCTCATTTCCTATTCGGTGTGGAATCTGTTCTGGAGTATGCACAGACATTGCCCACCCTAACCCAGCCGAACAACTGGATCAGTGTTGAGGACAGGTTGCCGGAAGATGGTAAATATTTGTGCTGTTTTTCATCTTTAGGGCTTGGCTGGTGTATAGATGTGTTATCTTATGCCTCTGATTTAAATTCAGTTGATGATTGGGATTTTTACAATGAGCATCGCGGTGGTTTTTATGATCTTGATTCAGAATGTGGATACTACGAAATCAGTGGAGTTGCCTACTGGCGCCCGCTTCCAGAACCGCCTGAGGAGGATCAGTTATGACAAATTTTGAAAAGCTCAAAAATATGACCCCGGAACAAATTGCGGCAGAATTTATGATTTTTAGGCCGTCTGACGCCTGCTTCGATGACGAAAATAGGAATTATTACGCATTAGACGGAAGTTGGCACCGATATTCGCAGGATTGCTTTCAAGCTAATGTAAAGTGGCTTAACGAGGAAATTCCAAAAGACCCACAAGATTATATTAAAGAACTGGAAGCCGAAAACAAACAACTAAGGCGTGAAAGAGATCAGGCGGTGGAGGAACTTCATCGAAATACAGACGCTGTCCCCGTAGTTAGGTGTAAGGATTGTGTATACAAAGCAAGTGCAGAGGTCATTGACGGTTTTTTGATTTGTCCTGCGTCTGGAATGGAAATTTGTGACGACGACTTTTGCAGCTACGGTGAAAGGAAGGAGAATTAATATGGCAGGCTGGCAATTATTAGTTTTAGGGTACTTTTTAGGCGCACCGTTAGGCTTCTTGCTTTGTTCCGTTCTGGTGGCAAGCAAAGACCCGCCCAAACCGCACACCACTTGCAAGGACTGCGTACATAGGCATAAGAAAGAGTGCCCTTTCTCCCATATCGAATGTGATGTGACCGGGGATTCTATTTTCTGGCATACTAACAAACAAGATGACTTCTACTGCAAGGAGGCTCAGGACATTGGGCTGGCCACAAAACGGAAATAGAAAAAGCTGTAAAGGCTGTATCTATAACAGACCTCTAACTTTTGAGGGTTCCGGGCAGCAACGCTACTGCCTATATTGCTATGATACCGGTAAGCCTAGAGGCTGCCCGCCGGAGAAGTGTGATAAGCGAACTACAGGCAAACAAAAGAGGATTAAATAATTATGGAAGAATTTATAAACGCTCTTAGCGCTACTGCGGAAGCAACCGCTTTATTTTATTTGCAGTTAGTAAAACACGGTATACCACCAGAACAAGCTGCATCATTAACCGCAATGATAATTTCAAATTTTATAGGAGGTAATAACACTGACAGAGAATAAAAAAACCGAATTAACCAATCAAATCGTTAAACAAAAACGCCATTGGGTTCCTAACCCGCAAAAGAACTTCGGAGAGGAAAACGTCGAACCTGGTGACAACGCTCGCTATTTACGACATGCGCTTGTATCGTGGGACTTACCTCCTATTGATATTTCAGACCCAAAACAAGTGGAGAAGCGAATCCAAGAATATTTTAACTACTGCATTGACAATGATAGAAAGCCCAATATGATTGGCATGGCTAATTGGCTGGGTGTACATAGAGATACTGTCCACCAGTGGAAGACAGGTGCAACACGTAGTAATACACATTACGACTTGATTAAAAAAGCCATCGATATTTTAGAGGAATTATGGGTTGATTATATGCAAAATGGGAAGATCAATCCCGCTTCTGGTATCTTCCTTGGAAAGAATATGTTTGGATACAAAGACCAGCAGGATTTAGTTGTAACGCCCAATAATCCATTAGGAGAAGAACCGGATCCGGATAAGCTGGTAGAACAGTATCAAAAAGCTCTGCCACCAGAAGATTAACGACTATCGACTATCAAGGAGAAAAACGACTATGGTTAACGACTTTCAAACGAGCAAATATCAAACGACTGTGGATCAGAACCCCATTAATAACTATCGACTATGCCCGCTTCATAATATGGGTTGCAATGGATATTCTTGTGCATGGTATGACCACAGAAATGAATGTTGCGCTATTATTACCCTTTCCCGCTTCAAATAAAAAAATTCCCGGCTTTCTCCGTTTTGGAGTTGGCCGGGTTTTTGTTTGTGTGGCGATTTAAGGCGTTTTTTGTATTAAGATATGGAATTATATTAAAATCGCATAAAACCGTCTGCATCGGGCTTGTAGGAAAAAATAGAAGCATGTCTAATTGAATTAATATCTTTGTTTTGCTTTCAGAGGCTATTTAAGGCCGTGAAGCAGTAAAACGATACTTTTCTTTATGGACAATAAAAAACGCCTTATTCGGCCTTGTAGGGCTAAATAAAGCGAAATAAAAAACCGCCTGAGTTTTATCCAAGCGGTTTGTTGTCTAATTATATTATTAATCCTTGCTTTCGGCTATATCTTCCCGAATAAGTGCTTTAATGTAGCCTTGTTTATTTGGTACTTCCTCAAGCTTTTTCAATATATCAGTATCTGTTTTTATATTTAGTTGCAATGCAATTTGTTTTGTATTTGCTTTTTTATACTTGGCTTGAGCTTCGTATCCAGTGCGCTTTTCATAGTCCCGTTGAATTTCTGCTTTGGTTTTTGCCATTGACTTTTCCCCCTTTTTGTAATATACTGTAAACAAGAAAGGCGGCTTGCTACTGGTAATAGCGGTCGTTCCTGTAAGTTTTTAAGACTTGAAGAAATCGCCGCTTTTACGCTAAGTAGGGGCGGTTATTTCTTTGTCGTTATGTTGATAACTCCAAAGACAACAACGGCCACAAAGTTAAGTAATAGAATTACATCGCTTGTGCTCATTGTCTCACCACCTTTTCAGGAAGTGAACAACCTCGCCGCCTCTCTTGATTACATGTTTAGTATATCATATCTATATAGATATGTCAATAGCTTTTCAAAATCTTTTTAAAATTATTTTGCCCCGCCTTATTGGTGGGGCTTTTATTTTTCTTTGTCTTGTAGTATAATAAAGGCGACATGTGGCAGGCCATGCCGCCCTTGTTTCTTTTAGGCTCCCTGTGCTTTGGACGGCTCGAGGGAGCCTATTTTATTTTGTTTTGGCATCTCGTACAATCTGCGCCGCTTCCTGCGGTGTTTTGGCTTGCGCTTCAATTAGTTTGGCTATGGTTTCCAACATTGTGTTTAATTGGTCGTTTGTCATGCCTTCTTGCATTTCCTTTCTACCTCCTGCCGGGTATGTATTTTGTACCGCATTTCTTTGGTACAATTAGATTATACTAAATATAATTATTATTGTCAAGTGTTTTCATAAAAATAATTATGATATTTTTCTCTTAATATTAGATGTAACAATTCTTTTAAGTTTTGTTACATATTTAGTGATACCTATGGGGGATATTATGATTTTATTTAAGCTTCAGTTAACCATACGATCACTCCCAAAAACAAAAAAGATAAAAAAATTTAGTATTCGATATTGACATTATTAAAAATATTTAGTATAATATGATTGTAAAAAGAGGTGATTAATGTGATTATTAATGAAGCGATATCTTTTATCATGAAAGAGAAAGGCGTTACACAAAAAGCAATGGCCGAAAGTATCGGAAAAGAAAAAGCGACGGATGTTTCTGCTAGATTAGCCAGTAAAAATATGACATTTAATAAAGCGATTGAAATGTTATCTGTTATGGGATATGAAGTTGTTGTGCAGCCCAGAAAGGCAGGTGCCAGACCTCAAGGGCAAATTGTCATTGAAAGGAGCAATAAGTAATGACAAAATATGGATATGCGAGGGTTTCCACCACAGGACAGGCAAGTAAAGGAAACAGCCTGGAGGACCAGAAAAATTTATTGATTGACGCTGGTGTTTCAGAAAAAAATATATATTTTGACAGCTTTACTGGAACTAAAATGGACAGACCAAAATTTGATGTGCTAATGGCGGAGCTGAAGCCAGGCGATGAATTTGTAGTCACAAAAATGGATAGATTCGCGAGAAATGCACCTGAAGGAATACAAACCGTCAGAGATCTGGTGGATAAAGGAATCGCGGTTCATATTTTAAATATGGGTAGAGCGGATAACACGCCAACAGGAAAGCTGTTAGTCACTATACTTCTGGCATTTGCCGAATTTGAACGCGATATGATTGTTGAACGTACAATGGCTGGAAAATCCTATGCAAAAGAACATAATCCGGAGTTTAAAGAAGGGCGGCCGCGAAAAGATGTGGTTTACGAATTAGCTGAAGGAGAAAGCATTTCCGCAGCTTGCAGGCGTTTGGGGATCAGCCGCACTCAATGGTATCGAATTATGAAAAAAGCAGGATAAACTCACCCAGTTTGAACCACATATAGAATTGTGGTATAATATAACACAATATATAGTGTCATGAGGTGATACGCTGACTTACATAGAAACGCTGTCCACAATCAAAAATGCAATTGAAAAGGAACCGGATCAGCTTCAGGCATACCGGGATTATTTTGATTTAACCAGGGCTCTCTATGAACAGGACAAGACAGCAAAAAATGAGTGTTTATGGCTGCGGAAAGTAACCGCCCAAAAAATCCGCGAGGGCAAAAAAGGCGTTTCAGAATTTTTCGAACTGAACAAAAAGACCTATCTTCTTTTAGCTCCTGATGATTTTGACAGCTATCTCATTTATCTGGAGTGGAACCGGAAGCCGGAGGAGCGGTTCTACCTCCCCCGCCGCCGGATTATGAGGCGGGTCGCCAATGCGCTCCAACAGCTGGTGGACGATAAACTGGACGAGCTGTTTTTGTCAATGCCTCCCAGAGTGGGAAAAACGAGTATGCTGATGTTTTTCATGACCTGGCTGGTGGGACGGGATTCTGAACGCTCCAACTTGTATTCCGCCTATTCAGATGTAATTACATCCGCGTTTTACAGCGGTTGTTTAGAGGTCATCAATGACCCGGTCACGTATTTATGGCACGACGTATTTCCGGCGGCAAAAATCGCGAGCACCAACAGTAAAGACGAAACCTTTAATTTAGACCGGAAAAAGAGATATCCCTCCCTCACCTGCCGTTCCCTGTACGGAACGCTGAACGGAGCCTGCGACTGCAATGGAATTCTGGTATCGGACGACCTGATCGGCGGCATTGAGGAGGCTTTAAACAAAGACCGGCTTATCGCCGCCTGGAGCAAGGTGGACAACAATCTCCTGCCCAGAGCGAAGGAAACCGCCAAGGTTCTTTGGTGCGGCACCCGGTGGTCCATGATTGACCCGGCCGGCGTTCGCATGGACCTGCTTCAAAACGATACAAAATTCAAAAGCCGGAGATACGAGATCATCAACCTTCCCGCGTTAGACGAAAACGAGCACAGTAATTTCAGCTACGATTACGGAGTTGGGTTTTCAGACGATTACTATTACCAGCGGAGAGCCTCTTTCGAAAGGAATAACGATATGGCTTCCTGGCTGGCGCAGTATATGGGCGAGCCAATCGAGCGGGCGGGTGCGCTGTTCGAACCCCAGGATATGCGATATTACAACGGGACGCTTCCGGAGGAGACCCCTATCCGCGTCTTTATGGCCGTAGACCCAGCGTTCGGAGGTGGAGATTTTACCAGTGCCCCGGTCTGCTTCCAATATGCAGATGGAAGTGTTTATGTAGCTGATGTGGTTTTTAATAACGGAGAGAAAAACATTACCCAGCCGCTGATCGTGAGCAAAATCCGGGAACACGGCGTTCAGGCCGCCCAGTTTGAGGTTAATAAAAGCACAGCCAGCTATAAGGAAGGCGTGGAATCCCTATTGAAACAGGAGGGATACCGCCTTAATATCACCAGCAGGGCGGCACCGAACAACGTGGCGAAGGAGGTTCGGATTTTCGATAAGGCCCCGGAGATCAGGGAGTTTTATTTTTTGGAGGACGGAAAACGCTCTAAGGAGTACACAAAGTTCATGCAGAACGTTTTCAGCTTTAAAATGACGGGAAAAAACAAGCATGATGACAGTGTGGACAGCCTGGCAATGGCGGTGGATATGATTCAAAGCGTAAGTGCAAAGATCAGTGTGCTGAAAAGGCCGTTTTAACACAATATATTGGTGAGTTGATTGACAAAACACCATATATTTGGTATAATAAGATTAAGAATAAGCATTTACATTCTCAGCATTTTTAATTTTCCCCACTGTCCGGACAGTCGCTAATCATTTCTGTCCGGATTGATTTCGCGGAGTAGAGCAGATGGGCAGCTCGGCGGTCTCAGTAGCCGCAGATCGTTGGTTCGAATCCAACCTCCGCAACCAGAAGCGCGAGGTGAAGCCGCTGATAAGAGAACTTACTCAGCAGAATATTGCAGCAATACAGAAAATTATCAACAAAGGTTCTGTTGCGGAAGTTAAAGTGGAAAAAGGCTTCATTGTTGTTATTGAAATCAATAGAAAAAAAGTGAATTAACGCGCCGTCGCAATGGTGACGGAACAGCGGGCCATAGGGTCGCAGACAGATTGTATTCTGTTTGCGGCCCTTTTTGTTTGCGGAGAGAAGGTGAAAACTGGATTTATTTGGACGCAGGAAGATTTATACCACCATTACGGACATTAATAGCGAGAATCTGATCTATGTTTTAAACGATGTGCTTTCCGTCCATGTAGAAAACATGATGGAAATGGATTATCTGTATTGGTACCGCCGGGGAGACCAGCCAGTTTTAAGCAGAACTAAAACGGTAAGGCCGGAAATCAACAATAAGGTCGTGGAGAACCACGCTTCCGAGATCGTGGCGTTCAAAAACGGGTACTTCCTGACCCAGCCGGCCTTTTACATCAGCCGGAAAGAGAACCAGAGCGTCACGGAAAAGGTAAAGCGGCTAAACGAGTATTTGTATTTGAGCGGAAAACAGCAGGCTGACAATCTGGTAACGGATTGGTTCCATACTGTAGGCGTGGGGATCATTTACGTTACCCCATACAAGGATCCGGAATGCCCTATCCGGGCTTACGCCCTGGACCCCCGTTCCTCTTTTGTGGTCTACAGCCGGAACCCGGGAAACGAGCCTGTCATGGGAGTAAACGTCGTAATTTCCACCGGGGAAACGCCGCGGGTTATTTTCGACGTTTTTACCAGGGAAAAATATTTCCGTGTTTCCGGCGGCGTGACCGGAGAAGTCGTAACCGGTACACCTATTGTCGGCACAGCCATTGAAGTTCTTTCGGAGGCTGACAACGTGCTTCATGAAATCCCCATTATTGAATATCAGTACGAAAACAACAGAATGGGTTCCTTTGAAGCCGTTATTCCCCTGCTGGACGAGATCAATAATATCCAGTCGAACCGCGTGGACGGCATTGAGCAGTTTGTGCAGTCGCTGATGATTTTCTATAACTGCCAGCTGGGAGAGGACGAAAACGGAAACCAGGTCACCCCGGCGTATATCCGCCAGGCAGGAGCGGTTTTCCTGAAATCAGTCGGCCAGGACAAGGCGGATTTAAAAATTTTAAGCGAACAACTGGACCAGACCCAGACCCAGGTGCTGGTGGACAACATGTACCAGCAGATTTTGACTATCTGCGGTATGCCATCTACCTTAAAGGGCGGCTCCTCCACCAGCGACACGGGGCAGGCGGTATTTTTACGGGACGGCTGGGAACAAGCAAACACCTACGCGAGAAATACCGGAGATTTATTCCGGGTATCCAACCGGCTGTTTGACAGAATATTTATCAATATTCTGAACCGAAAAACCGATTTGAATATTAACCTTTCGGATTTCGAGCTTCAGTTTGTGAGAAATGAAACGGCCAACGTTCTTGTCAAAACACAGGCGGCTATGAATCTGAAGGAACTGGGCTTCAGCCCTGAACTGGCGTTTGCGAAATCTGGGGTTTCCAACGATCCAGTGGCGGACGTGGCGAATTCGGAGAAATACATCAAAGCTAAATGGGGCTCGCAGGACAACACAAAGGTTATTGACGAATCCCGCACCGAAGAGGTTGGGATCGTTTAATTGGTAGAGAAACCAAAAATCCCAAGCTGGCGGAGATGCCAGGATAATCAAGCCCATCACAGTGCAGAGAAGCACTCAAAAAAACCCGAAAGGAGTACAACGATGAAAATTCTAACTGACAAAATCAAGGGGTTCGCTGAAATGAGCGACGCGGACAAAGTTGCCGCACTTCTGAGCTTGGATCTACCAGATCCGGTAGATATGTCCCAGTTTGTGGAAAAGAAAGTTTTCGACGCAAAAGCGACAGAGGCATCGAACTTATCTAAACAGCTGAAATCCAAAATGAGCGACGAGGAAGCGAAGGCCACCAAGGAGGCGGAGGAGCGTGCGGAGATGGAAAAGGAGCTGGCCTCTCTCAGGAAAGAAAAAGCCATCGGAACCTACAAAGCCGCTTATCTGGAATTGGGCTACGACGCGGAAGCAGCAGCGGAAAACGCAGAAGCTCTGCACTCCGGAGATTTTGCGAAAGTATTTTCCAATCAGAAGAAATTTATTGAAGCGCAGAAAAAGGCCGCGGCGGCCGGCGCGCTTGACAAGCAGCCCGGGCTTTCCAGCGGGAACCCAATGAACAGCGAAAATGTGGAATCAAGCCCAGTCAACGCGTTCCGGAAGGGCGCGGGAATCTAGTTGAAAACATATTGAAATCGAAAGGAGAAACTTACTGCCTTATAACAATCAAATCGAGCTTGCGAAAAGCTATGTGCCAATTCTTGACGAGGTATACAAAGCAAGCTCCAAAACCTCTATTTTAGATACCGCGAATGAGCGGGTCCGGTTTATCGGCTCTGACACCGTAAACCTTTACACCATGAGCCTGGACGGCTTGGGAAATTACTCCAGAAACGCCGGCTTTGTGACCGGTTCCGTCACCGGAGGCTGGGAGCCCTATAAGCTGACACAGGACCGGGGGCGTTCCTTCATGGTGGACGTCATGGACAACGACGAAACAATGGGCATGGCCTTCGGCACCCTTGCCGGGGAATTTATCCGCACCCAGGTAACGCCGGAAATCGACGCCTACCGGTTCGCGAAATACGCCGGCACCTCCGGCATCAGCTCCGGCACGCCGGCGGATATCACCGTTGGCACCACCGACGTCCCCTCCCTGATTCAGGAGGCGGAAACCATAATGGGCGACGACGAGGTCCCGGAGGAGGGCCGTATCCTGTTTATCTCCGAAACCGCTTACGCCGGCCTGAAGGACAAGATCACCCGGTATGTGCAGAACGGAGAGCGTGGCATCGAAACCGCCATTGACTATTACGACGGTATGCGGGTGATTAAAGTGCCGAAGGGCAGATTCAACACTGGAATCACCCTGAACGACGGCCTTTCCGCCGGCGAAACCAAAGGCGGATTTACCGTTCCGGCCAGCACCTCTTACCCGATCAACTTTATGATTATCCACCCGTCCGCGGTGGTTCAGATCGCCAAGCATGTAGTCCCCAGAATTTTCAGTCCCCAGGTGAACCAGAGCGCGGACGCCTGGAAATTCGATTACCGGATTTACCATGACGCGTTCGTGGAAAACAACAAGGTAGCGGGAATTTACCTGCACAGAGCGGCTACGGCCAACGCTTAATGGAGGTGGTATTAATGGCGGAAGAAAGAACCTTTGCTTTTACCAACGGCGATATTTTAGTGGAGAATGTCCCCTACGCGGCGGGAGAAGCGCCCACCGCCGCCGAGTTCAAGGCGCTGATCGATGCTTTCATTAACGCCGGCATCATGGCGCCCGCGTCCGAGGGCTAACGCTATGGCGCGGTTTATTGGATTAATTGTGAAAAATCAGCCCGTGAAGGTGCCTGAGAAGTCACCGGAACAGCCTGTGAAGCGAACCGGCGGCAGAAAGCCGAGACAGTAAGGAGGAAAGCGGTATGGGAAATTTGGAAAGGTTAAAAAGCAGAACGGGCGAAGCCGACGAGGCTCTGCTGAATGATCTTTTGGAAAGCGCGAAAGCCGTGATCCTTTCCCGCCGCTATCCTTTTGGAAACGGAACCGAAGCCTTGGAAGCCAAATACGAGGACTTACAGCTTAGAATCTCCATCGACCTATATGCCAAGCTGGGCGGTGAGGGAGAAATCAGCCACTCGGAAAACGGAATCAGCCGAACCTGGGCGGCGGCTAACATTTCCCCGGACTGGCTTTCTGAAATCGTTCCTTTCGTGGGGGTGTTTTAAATGCGTGACCTGCGCCGCAACCTTTCCACGGTATATTACAAGCTGTATGCGGGGCAGACGGAAATTATTGATTCCAACGGCTACCGGACCGGTTCCCCCTCTCCCCAATACGGAGAGCTTCAGTCCGCCAGGCTGTGCGTATCGTCCAACAAGGGCTCGTCTGAATCTGAGCTTTTCGGATCCCTGGAGGACTACGACCGGACCATGACCACAGCGGATACCGCCTGTCCTATCGACGAAAACACCGTTTTATGGCTGGACGGCGCTTCCACGGACGAGGCCCACAATTACATTGTGAAAAAGCGTGCGCCGTGGAAAAACAGCGTAGCCTACGCGGTAAAGAAGGTGACGGTCCGTGCCTAGAAAAACCATTTCCATGTCCCTGGGCGGTTCTTCCATTCGCACGGCGCTGAAGGAGCTTGCCTCCTATCAGGCATGGGTACGGCAAAAAACCAGCGAACTGATGGAACGGCTTGCCTCCATCGGCGCCTATGAAGCCACTGTCCGCTTTTCCCGCGCCCAGTACGACGGCGAAAAACAAGCCGAGGTCAGCGTGGAGCCGATCAAAAACGGCTGGAAGATCGCCGCCTCCGGAGGCTCCGTGTTCTTCATCGAATTTGGCGCAGGCGTTTATTTTAACGGGCCGGAGCCCTATCCGGAACCCCGGCCGGATGGCGTTGCCAAGATCGGAGAATATGGACAGGGCAAGGGAAAGCAAAATACCTGGGGTTATTACGACGATGGAGGCAATTTGATTTTAACTCACGGCACTCCGGCGGCGATGCCTATGTATCACGCAGAGCGCACGATGGAACAGGAGATTAAACGGATCGCAAGGGAGGTATTCAGGTGATAGACGCAGAAAGCGCGATTTTTGACAAGGTGGCTTCTCGTTTCTCCCAAAGCTATCCCGGCGGCTCCTGCTACAGTGAGCTTGTGGATACGCCGGCAAATTTCCCGTGCCTGGTGCTTATTGAAGAGGATAACTCCACTTATGAAGGCTCTCTGGACGCTTCTCACAGAGAGCACAACGCGACCCTGCTGTATAGCGTTAATATCTATTCCAATAAGATCAGCGGCGCCAAGCGGGAATGTAAGGCGATCATGGAGCTGGTCGATACAGAAATGCAAAATCTTGGATTTATCAGAATTTTCTGCAATCAAATGAAAAACGCGGATATCAGAATTTACCGCGTCGCCGCCAGATATCGCGGCGTAATCAGTGAATATTATAGGATTTACAGGAGGTAATTTACTGGCGATTGATTTATCTACCGCGGGCGTAACCCTGCAATATGCGGTTGAAAGCACTTCCGGCACCATGCCGACTACTGGTTTTACAGTCGTTCCCGGCATCAAAGCAATTCCAGACCTAAACCCGGAGCCTTCCAGCCTGGAAACCACCACTCTGGAGGCTTTGGAGTGGAAAACCTATATCCCCGGCCTAAAGGACCCCGGCGGCGCGCTGGCCTTTACCGCCAACAACACGGAGGAATTCCAGACCGCTTGGGAAGCGTTGATTGAAGCTGCGGAAACCGCGAAAGAAACCGATAAGGCCACCTGGTTCGCTATTGTGATCCCTGGGCTTACCAAAGCGTTCTATTTCGCAGGAAACCCCTCTCCCCTTGGCCTTTCCGCAATTGAGGTGGACGCTGTGCTGGAAATCGAGCCTTACATCACTCCCAGCGAGATCAAGGGCTGGAGCGCCAAGCCTACCGCCGGTGGCGGCTAATTAATTGGAGGTTATTTGAAATGGCTAAAAACGAAAACAAGGTACTGCCCATGAAGATCACCGATCCGGACACCGGAGAGGTATATGTTCTGGAATTTTCCCGTGAAAGCGTACGGTTTGCGGAACAGCGGGGATTTAAAATCTCAGAACTACTTGATTTTCCCCAGACCAATATTCCTAATTTGTTTTTCTATGCTTTCCGCAAAAACCATAAAAACGTAGCCAGAGACAAAACGGACAAATTTCTGGACGAATTAGGCGGGCTTTCCAGCGCTGAGATTACCCGGCTGGTGGAGCTTTACAACCAGCCAAATGAATCTTTGATTCTCGCGGAGGAAAGTGGAAGAAAAAACTGCCGTCTGACGGTGGAACTGTAAAAGCGTACACCGTCGGAGATTACACAAAAGGCTTTAACCGGGTTTTTCCTTATTATTTAGCCATCGGTATGACCGCCGGCCAGTTTTGGGACGAGGACCCCTGGCTGGCGGAAGCCTACCGGGAAGCGGCGGAATACCAGGCCCAGCGGAAAAGCTGGGAAATGTGGCTTCAGGGCGTTTACTTCTTTAACGCTGTTTCCACAGCTTTGGGCAACGCTTTTCGAAAAAAAGGCGCAAAACCGGTGAATTATATGGAGCAGCCGATCCGGATTCTGCCTTTATCCGAGGAAGAAAAAGAAGCGAAAGCGGAACAGGAAAGGCAAAAAACCATCGCCTTTCTGAACCGATTCACCAAAAAATGGGAGGAAATACACTGAGCGTTGAACTGGATACCCTGGAACTAAAAGTACAATCAAACGCAGATCAAGCAGCGCTTAAAGTTGATAAGCTTACCTCCGCTTTAAACAATTTAAAAGGCATCACCAAGGGCGGCGTTGGGCTTACGACAGTTGCGAACCAGTTGAGTAAGCTGAACGGCGCTCTTTCTGGTTTGAATATCAACAGCAAAAAGATAACGGAATTAAAATCCGCTTTATCCGGCCTGTCCGATGTGCAGAAATCCACCGGGCTAACCTCAATCATAAACGCCCTGAAAAAGCTCCCGCAGATCAGCAAAGAACTGTCTGCCACGGATTTAAGCAAATTCGCAGATCAAATGACCCAGGTCGCCAACGCTGTGCGCCCTTTGGCCTCCGAAATGGAAAAGGTATCCGCCGGCTTCAAGGCTTTCCCTATTCGTATTCAAAAGCTGATTTCCAGCAATACGGGATTGGCGGCGTCGAATAAGACAACTGGGAATTCTTTTGGATTCCTTGGGACTGGAATAAGCGGCGTTATTGCTAAGATAGGTGTTTACGGATATACCATAAAACGTACCATTGGAAGCTGGATCACGTCTTATAACGATTATGTGGAAAACGTAAATCTTTTTACGGTAGCGATGGGAAAATTCGCTGACGAATCAATGAAATATGCGGAAAGAGTTCAATCCGCCGCCGGAATCGACCTGTCGGAGTGGATCCGCAACCAAAGCGTTTTGATGGACATGGTAAAGGGCTACGGCGTTGTTGAGGACAAAGCTAAAACTATGAGCGAGGGCCTGACCCAGCTTATTTATGACTACGCATCTTTCTACAACATCGGCATTGAGGATTCAGCCCAAAAGGTACAGTCCGCGATCGCTGGTGAGATCGAGCCTGTCAGGCGTTTAGGTAAGGATCTGTCTGTCACAACGCTTCAGCAGTACGCCTATAAATATGGTATCGACCAGAGCGTTAATTCCATGACCCAGGCGCAGAAAGCCCAGCTACGGTATGTGGCTTTAATGGATCAGTCCAAATCCGCTATGGGAGATATGGCGAGAACCATTCAAACCCCGGCAAACGCCATGCGGATTCTGCAACAGCAGGTACAGCAGCTTACCAGAGCTTTAGGAAGCTTGTTTATTCCTATTTTACAAGTGGTAATTCCCTGGGTACAGGCGTTTGTCTCCGTGCTGACCGACGCTGTCAGAGCAATAGCTGCGTTCTTTAACGTCGAATTGCCGGAAATCGATTATTCCGGTATGGACAGCATCGGAACCAGCGCGGGAGTGGCCACGGACGAAATCGAGGATACCACAGGTGCTTTAGGTGACGCGGCTGCCGCGGCTAAAAAGCTGAAGGATTACACTCTCGGCTTTGATGAGCTGAATATTCTCAATCCTGATACCGGGACAGCCTCTGGAGGTATCGGGGGAAGCGGCGGCGCTTCCGGCGGTTCTTACGGAGGCGATCTGGATTTGCCTATTGAATCCTATGATTTTCTAGGAGATTTAGATACAAAGGTAAAAAGCCTGATTAAATCATTTGATCGCTGGGAACCAATTATTAAACTCGTTGGAGCCGCTTTAGCTGCCGCAATCGGCTTTAAAGTAATTTCTAAAATGATAAAGGGATTATCAGGGCTGTCAGATATTATCGGAAAAGGCGGGCTATTAGGTGGATTTTCTAAATTAAAGGTTGGGGTGATGGGAGCCGTAATAGCATTTACAGCCGCGGCGACGGAAGCCTATGCTTTAACTTTAAATGGAATGGATCCGTTAGCGGCTGGTTTGTTAAGCGTCGTTACCATAGCACCTTTAGCCGGCGGCGCATTATATGCAATGATTGGCCCTATTGGGCTTGTAATCGGAGTATTAGGTTCTTTAGCCGGCGCTGTTACCGGCGTTATGCTGGCACAGGAACAAATGAAGCAGGAAGCAGCCACAGCAGAATTTTTTGACGGGGTCGGCGTTCCCTTGTCTAACTATACAGATCGTGTAAAAGCGTTGACTGAAGCTTTCATGAATAGTAACAACCAAATTATCAATTGGAATCAGGAAATCCAAAACAATAACCAATCGATGAGGGATACATGGGCTGAAATAGACGTTTTAATGACAAAAATGAATCTGGCCTCAGATACGATTACTTCAGAGGACATCGAAGCGCTGAAATCTGGGTTTGACAGCTTATATCAAAATATTAAGTCAAATTTAGATTTGTCGGCTAGTATCATTATTACTACCTTGCGAGGTGGTTTTCAGACCGCCATAGACCAAACAAGCGGTGATGTGGATTTATTAGTCGGAGAAGTTCTTAGATTGAAAGACGAAATCGGCGGGAAAGCATCAGAATTAAAAACCGAAATGGAAGGCTACATGGACGAAATGTCTCAGCTTGATCCGGGAACCGATCGTTATATCGAACTAAGAGACGCATTAAACGAAGCTGCCATGAAATATGGAGATTTAACTACTGAGGTAGATTTATCTCAAGTTGCCTGGGACGAAGCTAAGAAAAACTTTGATGTTAACAAAATTGATTTTTCTAGCGTTGACGATGTGAATCAAAATCTGGAGGAACTAGGTACGACAGCAGGTGAAGCAATGACTGGAATTAGTGACGCCAGATTAGCCGCTCTGAAAGCAGTGGAGGATTTAGCTTTACAATCCGAAGCAGCCGGGTTGGAAGACTACGACCCGCAATTCTTCTCAGATTTAAAAGACAAAATAAATCGGCAATACGACGAACAGGAAGAAGAACTTCAAAGCGAATTTAAAAGAATCAATGATGAAATTTGGACGTCATATAACGAACAATTTATAGCCGCCAGCGACGCCGCTATGGAAAATTCCAGCGGTATGGATCGTTTCTTTGCTTGGGTAAACGCAGGATTTGATTCCGAAAAAGCTGAAAAAAATCTTCGGGAAATGGCAGTAAAATCCACTCACGAGGCGTTAAGTGGCGTAGAAGACGCCTTGGATTCTTTTACTCGTGATTTGAATTTAGACCCCGCACAACAAGCTGGAGAAAACATTCCCCAAAGCGTAGCTCTTGGAATTGCCGAAAACGGTTATCTTGTTTATGATGCTGCCAAAGAGAATGGAAACCAAATCCCAGCGGGATTAGGCGATGGAATTGGTGAATCCTCCGGAATAGCTACCGACGCTATATTTGATCTTAACAGAGATTTAGACGCTGAAGTAAAATCCTATAATCAGATCCATTCTCCTTCGCGTTTATACGAAAACCACGGAATGAATTTAGTATTAGGTTTAAAAAATGGTATTGTCCAAACCGAAAACCGACCAATAAACGCAATGAAGAATATTTCAACAAAATTAAACAATGTTTTTAAAGACACAAATACGTATACCAATGCAGGGAAAAATTTAGTTACCGCTTTATCGAACGGAATCTCTCAAAATGGGAACTCACTAACAATCGGATTTAAAAACTTATTGAATACACTCATTTCGTCTATGGAAACCTTTACCAATCGTTGCCGCACCGCTTTAAACAATATGTTGTCGGATTTTTCAAACACTATGTCAAGTGTAAAGATCACCGGCAAAAACACGGTAACGTACACACCAGCGTACGAAAGCTACATTCCCCGTTTTGCCTCCGGCGGCTTCCCCACTCCCGGCCAGCTGTTTGTAGCAAACGAGCCGGGCAACCCGGAAATGATCGGTTCTATCGGCGGCAGGACGGCGGTAGCCAATAACGAACAAATTACAGAAGCCATCGCCGCGGCCGTGTACAACGCTGTAGTTTCCGCCCAGGCCCAGCAAGCGGACAGGCCGATCCAGATCAATGAGACGATTAATCTTGACGGACGCGCGGTATACCGGAACCAGCGGCAGGTAGAACAGGCCCAGGGCTACCGCATGACCACCAGCACAATTCCAGTATAAGGAGGGATAAACTGGCTTGGATTGAAACAGACGGAGGAATCGCTCTTCCCGCCCCAGCATTAAACAGCGGAAAAGTAAGCATCTCCACCTTAGTTGACGGAGGCCGAAACCAAAATGGCAACTTTATCGGTCAGGTAATCGGCAACGACAAATTAAAAATTGAAATGAAATTTCCTGTTCTCTATCCGCAGGAAATGATGAATTTTCTGAAGCTCTTTGACCGGTCCCAGGGCGGCTCGTTCGTGAACCGTTTTCGGGTATTTGATCCCCGGATTAACAACTATACCTATTTAACCATGTACGTTGGCGACCGTTCCGGAATCCCGTATATGGTAAACCCGCAGACGCTGCGACCCTCCTTTTGGAAGGACGTAACCGCCAATTTGATTCAGGTGTAAAGGCGGTGGGCGTATGAAATATGTTTCTCCGGAATACCAAAAAGCGATCCAGCTCCACCGCACCCAGGGAATCCGGAATCAAATGCACGCGAAGATAAGCTTCGGTGTTCTCGACCAATACGCGTTTGGCGACGCGGCGTTCACGGTTTCCCCGGGGGTATCCTTTTCCGATCCCTCTGGAATCCAAACCGGCGTGAACGATATAACAGAAAGCTATGCTTCCTGGGAGCAGAACTTTTGGCAGCTCACCGGAAAACAGAGGTTTCTAAATGACGCCAATCCTTATGACACCGGATATATCAGCAGCGCGGTTTCCAACGGCGCGGGAATATTCCTTTCTAATCCATATATTGACGTATCCTTTTCTACTCTCCACAGCATGGTTGGCATTACGTTACAGTTTGATACAGTGACCGGAACTGCTCCAATTGATTTTACCATTACGGCCTATGAAAACGGCACGTTGAAAAACACCTGGTCTATTACTGGCAACACCGATGTGATCTATCAGGGAGAACTGGGAATTGAAGACGCAGACCGAATCAGGATCGAATTTATTAAGGCGAGGCCGTACAACAGAATACGGATCAACAGTATGTTGTTCGGTATCGCCTATTCCTTCTCCGACGAGGATATTATCTCCATTACCCATAACCGGGCCGCAAGCCCTGTCAGCACAGAACTGCCTGCGGAATCCCTGTCTTTCACGCTGTTTAATGAGGACGGCAGGTACAACATTGATTCTTCGTTCAGTTTAATTACGTTTCTGCAAAAAGAACAGCTTGTTACAATCCAGTATGGGTATGACGTGGACGGATCGGGAAACATCGAATGGCTGTCACCTTCTACCTATTGGCTGCAAAGCTGGCAGACGGACGGTGTAAACGCCACGTTTACCTGCAAGGATATTTTTAACAAGCTGAACTCTACTACTTACAAAAAGGGTGTGATGGATAGTAAAACACATTCCCTTCGTGACTTGGCGATTGATACATTTTCCGATGCGGGAATTACTGATTACTGGGCTGATGATTGGGGATTGCAAAATTCAAGTTCATATCTTCCTTTGCAATACGATTCACACGCTTCCAACCTTCAGCTGATCGCGAATCTTGGCAGATCGTCTTTGGAGCAAAGCCCGGAAGGAGGAGTTATTTTCCGGTATCGGGAACAGATAGAACCCTCTGCAATGGGAGTGTTCACTTTTGGAGCACCACAGGTTCCGTATTCCTATTATGTTTCCGGAAAGGTCAAGCAGGGAGGCGTTTTTGATACCACAGAAGCACCGGATTACGCCACCTTTGAGGAGGATTTCTTCAGGCTCGACGGCAGCATGAGGTTTTTGCCTCAGAGCGGGTCTTATGTCAATTCTGGTTATGTATCAGATGTTTTTCCTGACCACAACGGAAACTATCCGGAAAATCCAACGGATACAGCGCCGGTAATCCAGCTTGATTTTACCCGAAACATTACATTCGGGAAACTGGAAATCGATATTGGTGAAAGCTCCGGCATCGATCAATTTTATATTGTAGCACGCCGGGACACAACACCACAGGGCGGCACCACCCAATTAACAACGGTCATGCAAAAATATACTTCCGGCACATGGGAAAACGGAAAACTGTATTTTAAAGAAAATTTTGACAGGGTCGTTCGATTGTTTATTTATTGTGTAAAGAATCCCAAAAACCAGCGTGGACGAATAAAACGGGTTAAAGTTCATTATCCAATGAATTTTGAATTAACCTCGGAGGATACCATCGGAAACCCGAAAGGGGAGCTTCTGGAAAAATGCGGCAAGGTTATTTATGATTCTCTCAATTGTATCGTTTGGTCGGGAACGCCAACCGAACCTGTTCAAACCGTTTCGGTTTCCCCAAATGTTCTAACAGAACTGAAAAACAGCGATATCTATTATTCCCAGAGATTTGAATGTGACGACCCCAATGTCGTGATTGTGGAAGAAGATCATTACGCATACTGCTCATTTATCAAAATCACGGGAACTGACAGCCCGGCGAAAATTAAATGGTACGCGTATACATTCGCGAGCTCTTATAACGTACCATATGAATCTGAAATTGGTGACTTAGGTGAAGCAACTGAGTTCAGCAACCCTATTTCTTCTGACAATACCGCTAGACAAAACACAGCGGACTGGATGGCGGATTATCTTTCCAAGCGAAGACAGTACACGGTAGAAACGCTGGGGTATCCTGAAGTAGACCCGGGGGATTTAATTCTTTATAACGGCAAGGAAGCCACAGTAGTAGAAGCGAACATCAATTTCAACCAGGGCGCGATGCGGGAAACCTTTATTCTGAGAGGGGAGGAAAAATTGAATGGCGTGGCAAACACCTAAGACGGATTGGAAGATACAGCCTGCTGACGAAAACGGAAGATATAACGGGGATTGGTTCAATATCGCCGATTACAACCGGATTACCGGAAATATTGAAGTGCTATATGCTCTGGCTCAGGAATTGTATCCCGGCTTTTCCATTGTAAACATGCCGGATCAAACGGTATCCGATTTCCCTTATGCTTCCATTATCAACAATATCGAAAACAACCTGGATTCGATTGTAAACAGCACCTGGAAGCCGCCCGGTTATCCGGGGAAAAAGACCTGGTACGCCAACGGGGCTACGCCTACCGTAGACGACCTAAATCGGATAGAGGGGATTCTATTATCCTTATACAGCGCGTTTCAAAGGCAGAAGGCCGTCCGTCCAAAGCTATCATTTGAGTTGAAAGGAAGCGAGTTTTAATGGAGACAAACTTAAAAACGGATTATAAGGATTATATCCCGCCAGAGAGCGGAAAGCGGTACATTATCACCACGGATTCCCAGGGCTACAGCACAATCCAGGACGCTACGGAGTACACCCAGGAAGGGGATACCTTTGGGGCTAATGATATTAATACCACCAACAATACGATTAATAATCTAACCGCCGCCGATGTGGGTGCGGTTCCCCTAGCGGACGCCGGGATCAAGGTTACTCCTTTATGGAAGGGCAAGCTGACCACTAATAATACTACAGTTCAGCTGTCCCAAAGCATTTTGAACTTCACTATGCTTCTGGTGACCGGTACTACCAATTCCACCGGACTTCACTGGGGCATCGGCAATTTACTCCCTGTAGCAAAGGACAATCACGCGGACTTCGGCGGTGATTCTTATGTTTCCGGAGGAAGCGACGGCTCCGGGCTGGCCAGGATCATAATCTCCCCCGACACGGCTTTGGGATTTTATTTCCCGAATTCCACGTCTCTCCGTTCGGGCGGCTCTGGATTTGCCGCGAACGCTATGATTACCGCCGTTTATGGAATTAAATGAACTACTTTATAGGAGGAAGCAAAATGACAGAGCAAGTAAAGAAAGAAATCATTAAGGCCTACGCTTACGGGAAAACACCTCAGGAAGCCGCGGCGGCTATGGGTATCTCACTGGAAGACGCCAAAAGGCTCCAGGAGGAAAACGCTGAAGAGATTGAGGAAAGGAAAAGCCAGCTTGAAAGCGGCGGGTGGTTAAAATGATTATCGGTATTGACGTATCTACCTGGCAGGGGAAAATCGATTGGAACCAAGTGAAAGGAGCTGGAATCCATTACGCCATTCTCCGTTCCTCTTTCGGTTCTTCGGATCCTTCTCAGGTGGACAATCAGTTTGAAAACAATTACAAGGGAGCCAAAGCCGCCGGGATCCCAGTAGGCGCTTACCACTACGGCTATGCGGTTTCCGAGGCTGAGGCGCGCCAGGAGGCTAAGTTCTTCCTGGACACCATTAAGGGCAAGCAATTCGAATACCCCGTCTATTACGACGTAGAGGACAATGGAACGATGGGCACGCTTTCCCGGCAGACTTTGACCAATGTAATTAAGGCTTTCTGCTCTGAGGTTGAAAAGGCCGGGTATTATGTGGGCGTTTATGCCTCCCTCAGCTGGCTTGACAGCAAATTCTATCCTGACCAGCTTCCCTATGATGTCTGGGCTGCCCAGTATTTTACTGAGTGCCAGTATTCCGGCCAATATGGCATGTGGCAGTACACCAGCTCCGGTAGCGTTCCCGGAATCCAGGGCGGCGTGGATATGAATGAGTGCTATCAGGATTATCCTAAGGCTATCAAGGAGAAGGGCCTTAATGGTTTTAATAAGCCAACTCCAGCTCCCGCGCCCGAGCCGGCAAAAACGGCAGATGTATACTATCGGGTAAGAACCAAGGCGGACGGCTGGCTTCCCGAGGTAAAAAACCTTGAGGATTACGCGGGTTTTACTGGAGCCGTCACAGACCTGGCTGTTCGTGTTTCCGCTGGTTCCGTAAAGTACCGGGTACATATTAAGGGCGGCAATTGGCTTCCCTATGTGACCGGCTGCAATATCAACGACGCAGTAAACGGCTATGCGGGAAACGGTTTGGAGATTGACGCTGTTGAAGTGTATTATTACACCCCGGACAGCATCAGGCCGTATAAGAAAGCCAAATACCGGGTCGCTCCTGTGGGCGGAAGCTATTATCCCTGGCAGTATGACAATGAAACCGGAAACGGCCAGGACGGCTACGCGGGCGCTTTTGGCAAACCCATCGGAAAGCTTCAGATTGTAATCGAGTAAGGCGGTGGAGCTGATGTCAACAGAAATCATCGTCTCCGTCATTTCTCTGCTGGGAACCATCGTGGGGAGCCTGGGAGGCGTTTTAGTTTCCAGCCGGCTGACCACCTACCGGATTCAAAAACTCGAAGAAAAAGTGGCTAAGCACAATAACCTGATTGAAAGAATGTATAAGGTGGAGGACAGCGCGAAAAGCGCCCATCACCGAATCGACGAGTTAAGGGAGGAACTGAAATGAAAATCAACTGGAAGGTACGGTTTAAAAACCCTGTGTTCTGGTTCAACCTGGCAGCGTCCATTTTTCTGCCCATGCTGGCCTGTCTGGGCTTCAACTGGGAAGACATGACAAGCTGGCAGGCTGTGGGAAACGTGCTCTTACAGGCCGTCCAGAGTCCTGTAATCGTGGTGTCTGTTCTGGTATCTGTATGGAACCTGTTAAACGACCCCACCACAAGCGGCCTAAGCGATTCCAGCCAGGCGCTTTCTTATACCGAACCTAAGAAAAGCGATTGACAGAAAGACAGCCCCCGGGAATATTTCCTGGGGGCTTATATTATTAACTATGGTCTCTTTTGTGGTATTAAACGCTTGTATCCATTAGAAGACCTCAAAAACAGCCTTTTTTGTGCGGTTAATTTCTGCTGCGAGGATTCAAGTCACGTAAAACGCTACACGATCAATCACATGATGAACCTTCTCCCGCTTAATGCCGGCGGAATATAAAAGCGCGTTTTGCTTACAACCGCCGCTTGCCTGGCGCGGGGTATAAATCCAGGCTTGAACAGGAGATGATAAAACATGCAAGAAAAAACAGAACAGCCACATGAATTTCAAGAAACCGTTGATTATACGAGATTTCTTACACCAGATCCCACTATTTTCGAATTGATAAATATTTTGTCTCAGGAAGAAACACACTATGTAACGTATTCGCATACATAATTCCAGGCTTGAACATATTGTCCGTTTGATGTATAATAATATCAGTAATTGGGGTGTGTGTTTTCGGATGCACACTTGAGAGAGTCGGAGTAATCTGGCTCTCTTTTTCATTAATATAACTCCGCCCTCCTTTCCGTTTTCGGTGGGGAGGGTTGTTTATATAGTGAACAATCCTTATCTCCGCAGGAATCGTACACGCGGGACGCGTCGATGCACACGGCTTCCTTAAAACATCCGTAATTTGGAGATTCCTGATTCATGGTTTCATAGTTATCCGCCATAATGATCCTCCTAACAGGTTAAAAACTAAAAGCTTTCCTTATAGTCTACGGAAAAGCAAAGGAAATGTGACGGATTTTTAAAGCCTGATGAAAATATTGCAAAATCAAAAAAGAGGGACAAATTCTTTAGAATTTGTCCCTCTTTTTGGTAGGCTTTCTAGGCCGCCTGCAAACAAAGAAAGGAGTGGGAGCAGATGCTTCGGCACACTCTTTTTAAAAATAAGCCGCTTTATTCCACTTTAGCCAGACGCGCAAAATTAGCCATTAATTTTTTTGTTCCCTGTTCAAAGGCGATTTCCAGCAGCACATCGTTGCCCATCGGTGTAGCGCTGATGACCAGTCCCTTTCCAAAGGTTTTATGCTGCACCATATCGCCGGTTTTAAACACATTCCCGCTTCTGGCCGGAGGCGTTACCTGGCCAAAATGCATGGCCGCCGTTGCGGATTTCCTTCGAAGCTCTGTTTCCGCTACCGGCATCTTGGTTCCCAGATCCGGCTTTCTCCAGTCCTGCTCTCGGGTTTTATTGATTAAATCCAAGGGGATTTCCAGGCTGAACCGGGAGGGCCGGTTCCGGCTGGTAGAGCCGAAAAGCATACGGCTGTCCGCGTTCAGCAGATAAAGGCTTTCCTTCGCCCTGGTGATAGCCACATAGCAAAGGCGCCTTTCCTCCTGGATCTCGTTCGGATCGTAAATCGCCTGAAGGCCTGGGAAAATCCCCTCCTCAAAGCCTGGCAAAAATACTACCGGAAATTCCAGCCCCTTGGCGGAATGCATGGTCATCATCACCACGGTGTCCGCGGTCTCATCGTAATTGTCGATATCCGTCATCAGAGAAACTTCCTCCAGGAAGGCCGACAAGGTGGCTTCCTCTCCGTTTTCCTCCTGAAACTTCAGAAGGTTAGAGGCAAGCTCGTTAATATTTTCTATTCTAGTCTCCGCCTCTTCTTTTTCTCCGCGCAGCGCTTCTATGTAGCCGGTTTTCTCCAAAATCAGCTCATACAGCTCATGGAGAGACACGCTTTCATCGTCGTTGGCGTCAATTAGCTCCTGCATCATATCATAAAATGCCTTCAGCTTGACGGAAGCCCGGCGCAGACTGTCAAATTCATCAGCGCGCCCCAGAACCTCCAGCAGGCTTTCTCCCAGAGCCCCGGCAATCTCGCTGGCGGTAGCAATGGTTTTATCTCCGATGGAGCGCTTAGGCTGGTTTACGATCCGGCGCAGGCGGATTTCATCAGAAGGGTTGTTGATCACGCTCAGATAGGCGATCATGTCCCGGATTTCCCGGCGCTCATAGAATCGATGGCCGCCGATAATCCGGTACGGAATGCCGGACTTCACAAAGACCTTTTCCAAAATATTGGACTGGGAATTCATTCGGTACAGCACCGCGAAGTCAGAATATTTTCGGCCTTTTGCGACCTGTTCTAAAATAGTGGTAGCGACAAAGCCGGCCTCATCCTGCTCGTTGGAGGAGGTATGGATCTGAATTTTGTCTCCCTCCGGATTTTCTGTCCAAAGGGTTTTGCCCTTCCGCTCCTCGTTATTGCTGATGACCGCGTTGGCGGCGTTCAGAATATTCTTGGTTGAGCGGTAATTCTGCTCCAAACGGATGACCTTTGCGTTGGGATAGGACTTTTCAAAGCTCATGATATTCTCGATGGTCGCGCCTCGAAACTTATAGATGCTTTGGTCGTCGTCGCCCACCACGCAGAGGTTTTTGCTTTTCCCGGCAAGAAGGCGGACAAATTCATACTGTACTTGGTTGGTATCCTGATACTCGTCCACCATGATGTAGCGGAACCGGTTTTGATAGTATTCCAAAACATCGGGACATTGACGGAACAGCTCCACAGTATTCCCCAGCAAATCGTCGAAATCCATAGCGTCCGCTTCCCGCAGGCGCTTTTGATACAGCTCATAAACTGCTCCGATTTTCGCCAGGCGGAAGTCGCTGCCCGCGGCCGCCTGATAGTCCGCAGGAGAGAGCATACTATCCTTGGCGTGGGAAATCTCAGATAAAATGGACTTATGTGAAATCATTTTGTCGTCGATATTCAAGGCCTTTTGACAATCCTTAACCAGGCGCTTGCTGTCATCTGTATCATAAACAGTGAAGTGGCTGCTGTATCCGATTCTGTCCCCATCCCGCCTCAGGATCCTGGCGCAGGTAGAGTGAAAGGTGGCGGCCCAGACATCTCCGCCGGTATCCCCAAGCATGGCGGTAAGCCGCTCCTTTAATTCTCCGGCCGCCTTATTGGTAAAGGTGATAGCCAAAATCTGCCACGGCTTCGCCAGACTCTGATCAATGATATAAGCGATCCGATTGATTAAAACTGTTGTCTTTCCGCTGCCGGCACCCGCTAAAATTAAAAGGGGACCTTCTGTATGTAGCACAGCCTCCAGTTGCCTGGGATTCATTTTTTTCAGTTTTTCCTGCATTGTGCTCATTGATTCACCGCCAGTTTCCTTAGATTTCGTATTGACATCAAAAATGCATGTTATATTATTGTACCTTATTTTTCAGTGAATAGCAAATTTTTAACCCTGAACTAAATCTTGGCCGCTTGAATACAAAGGATTTCTTCAAACAAGCTAGTTAAGATAAAAATAATATCCATAGTTTATTTAGTATACCATAAAATGTGTGGGTTAGGTAGTTTTCAAAGAAGTTTCCAAAAAGAAACTAATCTGTGCTTGACAAGCCTCTTGAAATACTATATAATAATCAAGCAGCAAAAATGGACGTTTAGCTCAGCTGGTAGAGCGTCCGCTTGACGTGCGGAAGGTCAGCGGTTCGAACCCGTTAACGTCCACCAGCGGCAAGCCGCCGCAGATAAAACACACCCCATAATATGGGGTGTGTTTTTCTTTTGCGCTTTTATTTTTTACAGCGGGCCTCCCTCTATTCTTTTTACGGATAAGCTGCAAAAGCCTGACAGCAGCCACATTAAATGAAAAAGGTAGAAATGTGTATTGCAAAGAGAATTTATGAATCAACCAGGCGTCTGCAAAATCTGCACCTCCGCATGAATTCATATTTTCGAAAGCTAGAGGGCGCAGGTAAAGTAGGGCTTTTCGCTAAGAAAACATGCATATTTGCCAGGGATTCTTGATAGAGCTTGATCCTGTTAAATAGTATAATGAGATCATAACTGAACTGACAGGAGGAAAAATAATGAATTTAGGAAATAGTTTATTTCACGCGAGAAAAAGACGTGGGTTATCACAGGAAGATGTAGCGGAAAAGCTGGGAGTAAGCCGGCAGACTATTTCAAAATGGGAGACAGGCGAAACGATTCCAGATATTCGTCAATGTAAAAGGCTGGCGGTATTGTACCAGATGTCTTTAGACGAGCTGATTGACTTTGATATTAACACGGCAGAGATTCAGGAAATGATTAAAAAGTCCGGTGAGAAAGCAGACGAAAAAATCAACTGGACAAATGAGTGGGGGAAAAAATATCCGATTCTGCTTACCTATCAGGGTAAAGTAAATATTCCAAACTACGCCTACAGAATAAAGACAATGCTAGACGAATTAGAGCAAGAATATAAATTTAACGCACAAGACGCAATGCTGGTTTTTAAAGATATTTTATATAACGTTTGGAAAGAACGCAGCGGCTCAAGGTAA